AGTGAACCTGACTTCTCTGGTTACACCTACATCATCAGTAAGATCAAACTTATTCATCATCCCGTCTGCAACATTAATGAACCATCCCAAGATTGAGGTATAGTCAGATTCACTTGTATCTTCAAATACATAGGTTATCTTTCCAGTCTCTACTTCAAAGGACTCTACATGGGTTATTCCTGAGGCAGATGTATCCTTTGCTTGAACTAGCTGAGTTTCATTAGCTAATGGATACTGGGCTGGAGACTCAAGCTCAGTCCTATTAGAACCTAATTCAAATATCATGCCCTTGCTCCATTTGTGGTCTGTTGTTGGGTTACTTGCTCAATATCTGAAACAGATATTTGTTGATTAAAGTTATAGTAGTAGTTAGCAATACTGGCTTGTGCATCCTGCCTCTGCCCAGAAGTAAGCCCCTTAAATCTGTTGCCAGTCTTATTGTTGAAGTAGTCATAGCTCTTATTGCTTTCACTTGAAGGACTGGTTCTGCGTATTAGATCATCTTTCTGCCACTGTGGTAGAGACTGCCACTGTTCAGGTGTGAGTCCTCCTGCAGCATCTACAGAGACTGTAGAAGCTCTCTTATGGCTATCATACCCTGCCGCATCGTTAGCAGAATTCATATCATACAGCTTCTGACGACTTGCTTTTCGAGAAGCGGCACTACTAAGTTTTGTTACAGCCGCAGTTGCTTGATTAGTTGAGACTGTGACGGCATCCATACTAGCCTTGATATCATCAACAGCTGGCTTAGCCTTCTTGGCCCCTTCCTCCATGGTGGTAGCCCATTGGAATCCACTTTCCTTAGCAGCTTTGTTCGCTACATCCTCCTTAACAACAGCCTCCTTCACCTCTTCTATCTTGGTCTTGGCCCTGTCAAAAGCAAGATTCATAGCCTCGATCTTCTCAACAGTGTTTCCAAAGCCCTCCACAGAGGCAGCCACAAAGTTGTCAACAGCAACTTTCATATCATGGATTGGGTTACCTTCTGCTCCAGTCAGATAGTTGAAGGCATCTATAAGGACACCAAAAGGCTGTAGTAGTTCTGATACACCCTGTGTAAATTTTGCTATAACAACAATCGCAGCCTTAAATACAAGCTCTATTCCAAGGACTCCATTGATAAGGAATCTGGCAGCTTCAATTGTATAGTCAATAATCTTATTCATCCTATCGCCAGTGGATATCCAATCATTAAAGGCTTTTAAAACAAGAGTGAATACAGGGAGAAGCCTAGCCCCCAAGGCTGTAACAAGATCCTCTACATTCTTCTTTGCTTCCTTAAGCTGTCCAGCATATCCCTCAGCCTCTCTTGCTGTGGTGCCAATAATAGGTTGTGACTTCTTCATTATAAGGGAGAATAGTGCCTGTGCTCTGGTAGTTTCTGTTATCTCTCCCTTTGTCCTTATGAGACCTAATTCCAGGGCCTCATTAACTATCTGAGCCTGTTTAACAACAATGCCGTACTTTGACATGACCTCCGTAGACCCTGCTAGTGCCGATCTGATATCATTAACAACATCAACTGTGTCCTTATCAAAAGCAGCGCCAAGATCTGCAGCAACCTTAGTAAGGGCAAACGACATCTTTCCAGCCTGATCAGTAGCCAGCCCCATGCCTCTCAGAACCAATTGGAAAGTATTGAGAGACTCCTTAGCTTTCAACTCAGACAAATGATAAGCCTCTCCAAGTACTCTTGCCCACTCCTCGGCAGTTTCTGTCATACCTTCAAAAGCAGAGTCAAATACCCCTTGAGCTTCTACCATAGATGATGCCATCGAGGCTGCTTTTAGTGAAAAGGCTGCTATAGCAGCACTCGCTGAAGCTATAAATACACCAACAGCTAGTCCCATAGAGTTAACACTTTTCCTCATTTTACCAAATGCAGTCTCTGTATTCCTTTCTGTAGCCTCAATAGCTTTATCAAACTTCTGTAGACTAGATATAGCCCCTTTTGAGTCAAGCTCTAACTGTATAACTGGCATTATTTCACCTCTGATGCTATCATATTTACAATTGCTATCGCTTCTACAATCTCTTCTTTAGGCATGTCATGAAGCTTACAATAGGCTATTATGTTTGGGGGGCTGGCTCCACATGTGTTATGAAGTTCTAAGAAGAATATCTGAGCCTCATATAAGTCAGGGTACGTTTCAAGGGCTTTGACAGGTACTCCAGTTTGGGCCATTCGTACAAACCAATCAAGATTATCACCATTCTTATTGTACCATTTGATGGCCTGTACTACTTTTCCACAATATCCTTGGGCTGGAAGTGTCTTCGTTCAGCTGACAGGGCTGAGACTATTTCTCTGAAATCAGGGTACTCTCTTAGTAGCTCCTTGGCTTTATCAGTAGAGTAGGGTAGAGTCTCACCATCCATGGTGATATCTTTCCAGTCTAGTAGTATAGTCTTTGCCATAGCATCTGTAGTTATTTTGTCCAGGATCTCTGAGCTGTCCATAGAGGAGTTAAGTATTGCAAGGAATGGCTTCTGAAGTCTCTGCACCTCTGTCTTAAAGGCAAGACAACCAAGCTTGGCAACTCTTACACTTCCACCATCTTCCAAGTCAAACCACTTACCATTCTCTGCTGCATCTTTATCAATTCCAAAAGTCTTTCCAATATCCATCTTATTTGTCCCTGTTAAGGTTATCCTGTGAACTACTTATTAAGACTTCTCAATCTGAATCATGCATCCAAGTGTGTCATCATACAAAGCTACATAAGAGGCATCATCCATAACCTCGTCATCAACCCCTGTCACACTAATTGCATCAGCATCTAGCTTAACCCTTGGGAGGGTTATGATATAGCTGTTAGAATCGGCGTCCAGTAGAGTCAATGTTATGGCGAAAGCCGTACCATTAAGGAGTCTCTCATACATAGCAGAATCTTCAAAGTACATTGTTATCCCACCAGTAATCTCCAGCCTATGAGGATTAGTCTCACAAGCTCCTAACTGACCAATGCCAGTCTTTGGAGTAACATTATTGTTAATCTCCATGGTCATTTCTTTAATGAAGCAACCCTCTTGGGCCACACCATCTATCGTTATTTCAGGTATATTTGTAACAGTGGAGAATACCTGGTTCTGAGTAGAGTCAGTATAGGTGGCTCCAGTCTCCACTGCCTGATCAACTTGTGAAGTAAGCCCTATAAACTGATAGGAGCCAACAACATCAGACTGGTCAGCAAACTCAAGACTCATGGTATTACAAGCCATCCCAAGGAACTTGAAATATTCACCCACATCTACATGCCCTCTCTCAATAAAGAAGGGCTGGTAGAACTTACCATTCTTGGCTACACTGGTAAGACTTCCACCAGCATCCCATTGCTCAGCCCACAAGAAGCCCAACAATAGCTCATCCAATAGGCTGTTCTCATACTGAAGCTCAAAGTTATATCCACCACCCACCTCGAATCCAGTAGTGGTGATATCAGAGGTCATTCTGTCATCCCTGATGTGATCCGATACCTTGGTGGTAATGCTTGTCCCCAAATCGTCTGATACAAAATTTACTTTCTGCATCACAGGAGTTGCAGGGATTGCTTTTGGTGTAGCAGGATTCTGTTTTATTACTGCCACATATGCTTGACTACCAGTTGCTGATGGCATTATATGCCTCCTTGTTGTTTGTACCTATTGTGCCTATTGTGGCAAGTAACATTGATCATACGTAAAGGGCACCAGCACCTTGAGCTGGTACCACTGCTCTTGGTTGCCAACTCTCACTGTCCTGGCTACATTAAATCTTAGTGCCCCTTCTTGGTATCGATTAAACAACACTGCCAGCTCATCAGCCATCTGTGATACATCTGTGATACTACTATTAGATGGCACGAATATTGACAGGTCTATATACCCCTCTCCCTTAGTTCTTCCACCAAGTGAGGTAACACTAGAGCCTACCCATTCAATCTGTAGTCTGATGTAGGGAGTACCACGAGCTGGATTGAACTCAACATTATCAAAATCAATAAGAGTCCTCACCCAATTGTCTGCAAGACGACTTTCAATTATAAGGTTTGCTTCTTCAAACATTGTATTTCTTTTTTGTGAGTGCTTTAGATACTCTCACAGCCTCATTATAGATACGTTGATAAGTAGGTTCTATCATAGGTTGTGCCCTCATCCTAGGGGTTCCATTTTCAAGATATATAGCATATTCTGTGTTATTGTATATAACTACCTTATCATCAATTTTTATCTTTGTAGATGGGTATTCTGAAGCAGAGTAAGATCCTTTCCTGTCACCTTTAAGCTTAGCTTCAATAGGCACATCAGTTGTGATGTCCCAATTTGATCTCAAGAAACCTGTGTCTTTAGCAGATAGTCTTACCAAGTTCTTAAAAGCATCTAGGCTAAGTTTCTGTAGTATCTCTGTAAAGTCATCTCCAGCTAGTTCGGATAAGCCTCTAAGAACAGGTCCTAGCTGTTGTATCTTTATCTTCTTCATCCTGTTATGGGCCTTACCCGTAACTCAAAGTGGGCATCTACAGGATCTTCTATCACATCCTGGACTTCCCATTCTCTGAGAGATGGATCAACAATCAGATCATTGATTTTTGGAACCACAGGCAGATCCAGAGCAGGGAAGATGGCAACCCTATCAATAAACCTGATTGTCTCACCATCAACCTGGGTAGCCAGTATCTTATCGAACACTATCTCAAGGTTATAAGAAGATTCTACTGGCTTTATAGGGGCATTACCAGGAGTATAAGAAGTATCTTCCATGGACTGGTATACGCAAGTCTTGGTAGCACCATATTTGACAAACAAGGGCCACTTATCCTGTAGGGTTATAGGAGCAGAGAATCCCATTACTGTCTCTCCATTGGCACCAGTTTAGTTGAGCCAGAGCCAGAGCACATGCCATAGTCAGCTAGGAGGCTACTGGTAAGGTCATTTACAAGAGGGTTGCCACTGCTCCCCGCATCAAACTTAAGGGTTACAGACCCAGCCTTAAGCTCTGTTAGTGGATCTCCACCATCAGTAGAGGTGGAGCCAGTCACTGTAATGGCAAAGGCTATCTCACATTGAGCATCCTTAATGTTCTGTGGGTATGGATCAAACATGTCAAAATACCATGCACACATAGCATTCATCTGAGAAAAGGCAGACACAAGGGCCTGCTCCTTGGTTGCTTCATCAAGTAAAGCCCAACTATCATATCCATACCTAGCAGCAAAATATGCATCTGCCTCAAGGACTGTTACGTAAGTATCAGTGCCAACTATAATAGCCATTAAAATACCTCCTCTACAGTGACCCTCTCGATAGCACCAACAAATGAGGCATCTGCTAATAGCTCAATACCATCAGTATCCGTAGTTACTATTTCTTCAATATAGAAGCCAGAAGTAGTACGAGCAGTCCCTGCTGTACTACCTATAGTAGCCTGTACCTGTCCAGCAGATATGGCTAACATAAAGATTACTCTATATGTTGTTCCAGCTTTTATTGTGGTTGTGTCTCCAGCAGCAATACTGGCACCACCCTGTGAGCCATCACAGGACAATCCATCATTATCAATAGTCCAAGGAGGAGTATCAAAAGTCCAGTTAGCCAAGAAAGAAAAGCCAGGATCTACAACCTGTTGAATGCCATAGGTTGGGGTGTGAGCATTAGCCTTGCCCCACCCTGCCCCCATCTTTTGAGGTCTGCGTTTATATGATCGTTTGGGTATCATGTCGTATCCGTTAAGGTCATTGGATACCTTCCACCAACCATACGTCTAGCAAGGTCACCAATACCAACAATCTCTGCTGATTCATAATTAGTGTTTCCAGCGTTCCACGTAAGGGCTATATCAAGCGCTCCAAGAGTAGCCTGGATACTTGTTATGGCAGGAAGTTGAGCACCAGCAGCAAAGCCTATGTGAACAAGATCACTATCACCTTGTACCTGGAAATAGTCAAGCTCCAGACCAAGAACAGTTTCAGCATTCTCAGATACTCTACCCATACCTGCAGAGAACCCATAATGGTATTCCTGCAGCTCATGATTGAACTCTTTGCCTATAGCCATGTTCAAGATGGTCTCATCCACAGTATCAACAACAGAAGGGCTTTTGGCATTAACTTCATATTGATTATTTATAGCAAGATTATGTAGACTCATTGTCAGTGTCCTCCCATGGTAAATCATGGTTCGTCACAGGATCAATAGGCTCTTCAATCATAACAAAAGCTTTACCATCTCTGCTGAGCTCTACTTCTGCACGTTCTTCTGACATCTCACCAATGTATTGCCCTTCCTCATTAAGGAGCAGCTTTACACCATATGCAGATGGCTCCATGCCATTTGATAGGTCTAGTGGATGTGGCCATAATAGTTTAGGCATTATGTACTCCTTTTGAAAGCCCTGCCCAGGATAGGGCAGGGATTATACATCAGATTGCTTCTAGGTAAGTCTCTTATGCACCAGTCATGTCAGTAATACGAGCAACGCCAACCTTATTGAAGGAGGCAAAGTTACTGTAAGACTTGATACGGACAATAGACTGATCCTTGGTCTCTTTATCGCCAATAACATCAACCTGGATACCAGCAGCAATAGCCTGAGGGTAGATAAGAGACACACCTACTTTCTTGGTGCCATCATCAAAGTTACCAGCATAGATACTGGATAAAACACCAGTAGTAAGAGCAGCACCACCAGCAGTCTCAGTAGTAGACAACCAGTTGTTAGTAAATACAGGAACTCCATTAAATTCCATGACCTGAATAGTACGGTTACCTGATGTGACTTCCATCATGGGAACACCACCCAGTGCTCTGTAGGCAGTACGTAATACAAGGGCTTCTCTACCATGAAGCATGATCCAATCAACAACCCCATCCTTAGAAAGGACAAGTTGCATAGCAGCATCAAGAAAGCCAAAGATAGCACCATTAGCAACGCCTGCTCCACCAGTAACATACTGACCAGAGTCAATCATGCTATGGAGAGAATTGTACTGAGGATCAGTTCCAGTTCCAAGGGCCATGCCCTCCTGGATCTTACGACCAACAGACTTGGATTTAGAGGCAACTTCCATAGCCATCAAATCATTGATATCAGATCCACTCTCTGCAAGCTGCAGTCTATCAAGCTCTGCATCACCGATAATACGAGTAGAACGATAAAGAACCTGCTCTACTTCAGAAGGAGCCTTTGCAGTAATGGTATCATCCAAGCCGTAAAAGTCAGCATCGCCAAGCACAGCTTCACGATTAGTGGAAATACCAGAACCAGCATATCCCTGCCATGGCATAAGCATGAACATAGGGTTAGTGGTCAAAATCTCTTCAGCAACACCGGCGATGAGCTGGTCTCTGGTACGTTTAATAAATTCTGCAAGTGTCATAACACCCATAATGTGCCTCCTATAGGCAATAAAAAAGCGGCACCTTTCTTGGCGCCAGTTGTTACATGACTTTAAGAAAGATGCCGCTGTTCAGCGAAACGTGAAAATTCCGTTCGGTCAATTCACTCATATTTTGTGGCTCTTGCTATTTCTATTCAGTCCTAGCAAAAACTTGTATCAATTGATATATTATATCATAATTATTTATGTTTGTAAATATTTATTATTTTTATAATTAGTATCGATATTATTTATACTTATATGTATTATTTAATTTACTTTAATATTTATATATGTTAGTATATATGAACATTAAAATAATAAAATTAAGGAGAATAATGAAAACTGCATATAGCTTATTATTAGGCGCTCACACTAATATGATGAATCGTTGTTACAAAAAAACTGACCAAGATTTCAAAGGATACGGTGCTAAAGGCATAAAAGTAACAGTCGAATGGCATATATTTGAAAACTTTTTTCAATGGGCCATAAAATCTGGATGGAAAGACACCTTGGTGATCGACAGAATAGATCCAACAAAAAATTATACGCCTAACAATTGTAGATATATTACTAGATCTGAGAATAGTTGTAGAGCATCTAAAACAGCTTATAGAGAAGAAGAGTATTTAGGAGTATATTATAAAGACAATAAAGGTTCTTCTGGATATTACTACCGAATCCAAAAGAATTACCAAACTATAACAAAAGGTCCACATAAAACAGCCTATACTGCTGCTAATGCCCGCGACTGCTATATAAT